GCATTAGGGTTTGCCATTTCTATTTGCAATGACCTAACCGCCCAACGAATTGCATCTGCATTTCCACTATCAATAGTCTCGTTATAAGATTTTAAAGTTTCTGCATTTAAATTTTTACCAGCCCAATCAGCAATTTGATTAAAAGCAGTATCACCACCTAGTTCATCTCTGATCTCCTGTTCTTGTTTTTCCGATAATCCTTGAGGTTCACTTGGTTGAGCAGCCTTGGCTCCACTTACATAATTTTCTACAACTTGTCTTGGAACATTAAATGCTTCAGCAAGAGTGTCGTAATGCTCGCTTATATCTCCTCCACTATCTGCCTTATACATGACTTCACCAAGATTCATTCCTTTCTCAGCTAAAGCTTCAACAGTTTCTTTTCCATAAACTTGAGCCGCTTGCTCTGCTGTATAACTTTCAACTTGTGGCTCAGTTTGCTCAGTTTTAGTTTCAGTTTGAGTCTCAGATTTTTGCTGCTGGTTTTGCGTGAACTTCCTTTGTAGTTCAGCGTAAGACTTAGCTATAGCTGCTTTATCGCCATTAAATTTTTCTAGGACTTTCTGTGCATCTTCATCAACCTGTCCTTCTTGTTGGATCTGTTCAACTAATTCCTGTTGATCAGGACTCGCTAAACCTTCTTGTCCTTCAGGAATAGTGAGTTGTGGAGTACCTTGTGGGGTCGCGGTCATTGTGCTTCTTGGGGTGGATTGATCATTTCGTTAGCGGTTTGAGCAGCATTAGCTAACTTCTGCGGATCACCCATAGCTGATTGCAGTAAAGCTTGCTGTTGTGCTTGCTCTTGGGCTTGCTGTGCTTCAGCTTGTAGCTCTTGCTCAGTCTTGATTAAGCCCAAAGTGTCTATGCCCATTGAATAAGCAAGACGAGTGATTAACTCAGTAGGTTTTAAGTACTGGGCTAATCCCTCTGGGCCTATGGTTTGACCCAGAGTTGTTGTAAACCTGACTAATTGCTCTAAATCATTTCCTCTTCCTACTGCTGCTAATCCAACCGTCATTACAACTTTTACTAAATCAGGAGGTAACTTAGGAACTTTGTTTTCTCTGGTGAGAATATCTAACTTTCTAGCGACGTATGGAACTTGGAACTCTGTAGTGAGGATGCTGTATATACTTCCAAGGCTATTTTCTACTTGAAGGGCTTGCAAACGCACTTCTTCCGCAGTCACGCGTTCTGCATTTCGCTGATCATTAAGCATAAAAGCCTGTGATAGTCTACGTTCTATCTGTTCTTTTCCTTGCATCGCTACGGATAGATCAGACGATTTCTGGACTTGCAAAGCAAGCACATCGTTGGGATCTCCTGTAACGAAACTTCCATTAGGAGCCTTAGCTAAATCAGCGGCCTTCGTAACACCACTTGGCTTTACGAGGAAACGTACCGCTGCACTAGCAAGGCTGCCCTCTGCAATTGCCTGACATAACGCCTCAACTGTTTGCAAGTCAGCTATTGCTGCCGCTTCTACATATCCAACCCCGTAAGCTTGTCCATCAACCCGCGTCATACGCAATGGGAGCCAAGGACTTAGATCTTTAGGGGCTCTCCCTTCACTTCCTTCAACGATCTTTCCTTTCACCTCCTGGTGCCACTTAACTTGATTACCTTCCCACTTGATATGGGTGTAAACCTTGCAATTCTTCTCTTCTTCCTTTGCTTCTAATGGTTCAGGTTGCTTATAAAGTCCTTTCAAGTCTTCTTCTTCATCCTGTTCAAGCATTTGCCTCACTTTTTCAGGCAATGCGTAGTAAGGAAGTTGCTCACATGTCACGATCTCAAGGGGATTACCCATTGGATCGCGGAAACAAACGTAACGATTGAGATGAAATACCCTTAATCCCTCTGGAGCAACGTATAAAAGTGCATTTCCAGCAACAATTAAGTGTAATAACGCCTCATGGAAGACAACACGATCATTGCTTGCCTCTATTTCCCTAAGCACCATCCTTTCAATCTTGCTTAACGCCTCTTCAAATTGAGATTTTTGCTCTGGCCCTACTCCTTGCTGTGCTAATGCTGCTTCATCTAACGAAAATCTGAAAAATTGTTGCGTTGGAGGTAGCAAAGCAAGCAACATTCGACTCGCTAAGTTAAGAACTCCTCTGGCTCCTATTCCATTCCACGGAACAGCGTATGTATCTTTGTTGTTATTAACTGGATCGTTTGATTCTGGAATTAAATAAGGAACCGTAAGACGAGCTGAATTACGGCCTTTATCTAAAACCCAATTCCGATCATTTTCACCTGAGCGATAACGCTGTTCAGCAGTAGCCATAATTAGACAGGAAGATTAGTACCAGTACCAGGAGATGAACCTTGGCTACCGATTTTTAATGAAGCAGAAGTAGACCCTGGAGAACCAGATCCATCGGCATAAGCATCTTTAGGAGATATTTTTAAACCTTTTTTCTTCTTCTTACCTTGCTTATTAATGATGCTTTGTGATGTTTGAGCTGCACTACTAGCAGCACTTATCGCAGCATTCCGAGCTGCAACTTCAGCGGCACTTGGGCCAGAACTTCCAACAACAATTTGAGTTTGTGCTTGTTGTTGAATATTTTGAATAGCATTTGCAGCGGCAGCAGCAGCGGCTTGATTATCTGTTTCAGCTTGTGTTCCAATCGCTAAAGTCGATTGCTTATTGGCATCAATAATTGCTTGGTTTTCAGCAGCCATAGCAGCATTTTTAGCTGCTTGTTTTGCCGCCTTTTTTTGAGCCGTTATTCCAGTAACGTCCTCGTAGAGATTTTTAACAGGGCCAGCGCACATAATTAAACTCCGTAGTTAACGCCAGTTCCAGCGGAAGCTGAAAGACCACCAGTAGCAATTTTTAAAGTGCTTGGTTTTTTCTTCTTCTTAGAAATTGCAGCAGTTGTTTGAGCATCTTCTGGAGTTACGTTGTCTTCAGTAACAACGGCATAAGGAGCATCGTTAATAATGTTCTCAACGCCTGCACCAGAATTTGCTTGAGTATCAGCTAATTGATCCATAAGAGTTTGAGTAGAAGCTTGAGCAGCCGTAATTTGTTCGTTAATACTGGTTTGAAAAGCTGCCGTATTTGCAGCAGTTGTATCCTGAAAATCTTGCAAGGCTTGATTTGAAGCAGCAACGTCTTCAGCACTTGGGCCTTGATAAACAATTTCAGGAGCTTTTGGAGCTTTAAACAAACACATAATGAGTACCTAAGTAATGTTGAGGCCAGAGCCACTAGCTGACGTTGTGGCAACCTTGCCGATTCTCAAAGAAGTCTTACCTTTTTTAGTTTTTAAACCTCTTTCATCAACTCCAATCTCAGGAGGTTTTGCATGTGGTTCTCTAGGAGGAGGGCCAACGACTTGAGCTAATCTCATCGCCGCTGCATTTGTATCATCTGCTTGCTGTTGCTTCGCTACTAATAATTGTGTTGCCGCATCTTGCTTCGCTCGTAACTCTGCATTGAGATCAGCTTGTGCAGTTAAAGTTGCTTGACTAGCAGCCTGTTCTATCGCAGCTTTTTGCAAATCAAATTGCTGGTCATACGCTGCATAATCAGGAACCGTAATTGTCGCGGCAGAGCCACCACCCATACACATCAGACTGCCTCCAGTTGATAAACGTCATTTTCCTGTTCTTCCAAACGGCGTTTTAACCACTTGATGACAGATGCCTGGCCTGACTTAAACCAAACTTCTTTTTCAGAAAGACTTAAATCAGGACATTGATCTGGAAACTGCTCACTTAAAGCAGCTACTAATCTTTCATCTATGTTTGGGAAATAAGCCACTCTCCAAGGACGTAGACCTTTACAGCCTACCGATAATCGTGAATATGTACCATAGTAGAGGAGTTATTCAACTTCCCCGTAGAAGTTTATGGATTTACAAGAAAAATTAGCAACAATCCACGAATTAGTTGCGGATCAAGTTTTAGACGACTTGAAAGAAGGAGATCGCAAGGCTATATCAGCAGCAATGATGCTGTTAAAGCAAAACAATGTGACTGCTGTTGCAGCAGAAGGCAGCACATTAAAGAAACTTGCCAACAAATTGGACTTCTCAAGCATGGATGACAAAGTTATTCCGCTTAAGACCCCACCTTCAAACGTTGAACCCCTCCGAAAGCTCTCCCCGAAGTAGTTTTCTTCTTAAAACCGAAAGCTATTGAGTCAATAGAACCTGTTGTCTCATCCATCCAAGCTTCTAATTCGTCTTGGAAGAGTTGATCTTTTCGATGTTGTTGTTGAACTTGCTGATCCTGGGCGGCTGACTCAACAAAAAAGCCGACTGCAATAGCAAGAGCGTCAAGGCGGTCATCATGTGAGAGGCAATTCCTTTCTTGTGTCAATCTTGAGGCTTGCCAAAAAAGGCTACGTGAATATCCATGTTCAGGATCTTCATCAGTTAGACGATAATCATTTTTAATGACTCGACTATTAACAATAAGACGATGTTGCTGAATTAAAGGGCCAAGTGTGTCACATAATCTTTCTTCTTTTCGGATGTTATGCCTAACTTCTTCGATAGTGCATGGATGTGTTCTTGTTAGGTGCGGTTTTAGTAAGGCACTAAACATGCCATCGCCCATATTCGACTCAGCTACCACATAATTAACATCCCATTTCTTTGCTGTTTCAGAAAGATATTGCAAAACTTCATCGGCATAGCCCAAAGTAGACCCACCTGATTCAAGTAAAAATAAATTTCCGTTTAATTCTGCTAAAACTGCCCAAGCTAATTCATCCTTACCACGGCCGGCAGGGTCTATAGCTAAGACACACCGCCATGATTCGGTTTTCGACACCCATCCATTTTGAAATATTGGGCGATGGTAGAACCTATCAGCTCCAAGTCCGACGCAAACTAGATCTTGCAATCTCATATCAGGTTGGTTAGACCATATACAAGTCTCGGGTAGAGCTTTCCCATCAAGATCCATCACCATGAGATCCCCAAGCCTGATTGGATACTTATCCAAAGTTGCTAATCGGGTATTGAGCATGAACTGAAGTTCAAAGCTCGCCTTGGTCATGGATGCTTTTCTCTGGAGGATGTCTTCATGCCCAAATCGCTCTGGATCAGTCGGCTCTTCCACGAGGCTGGTATTCGAGATGACCTCTTGTTCGATCGTCGGATCGAGGCTGCCCTCGTAGCAATCGAACTCCTTCGGATAGAGCGCAGGCCAGTAACGAGCAGAATAGTTCCGTTCTCTCACAAGTCTTAAATATATCGAAGTCTCCGTATGTGGCGTTCCTAAATATAATATTTTGCGGGGCAAAAGCTGGCCCTCCTCTGGTTTTATGATACTTTGTATTTCTTCAACAGCGTGTGCAACTCTGTCTTGTTTTAGCTGTGTAATTACGTTAGCTAAAGTTTCAACATCATCAAGAATTGCACAAGTACATCTTTGTCCAGTGGTTTGTCCCATGACACCCATAGATCGAACAGACGGAGACTGTTCAACTTGAGCTGGCCCTACATCAAAAGCAACATTAGAGAATCTATTCTCTGGCCCAGGCATAAGACATTGAAGAATATCAATTTCTCCAATGCAACGAAGCATAAAAGACGAAAAGTCAGTTGATTTAACTGCTGTAGCAGAGACAATCAGAATCTTTTCATTTGGATCTACTCTTAATCTCCATAAAGCATAAAAAGACGCAAGAATAGACTTACCTAATCCACGAAAAGCTACTGTAAGACTACGATCTGGCCCATCTTGCATCCATTTACAAACAGAAATCTGCTGCTTAGTTGGGGCATCAGCTAACCCCAACTCTCTAAGCAGATAACAAGTGAAATTAGGAAAGCTATCTCTTAATTGAGGAGGTAACGGTTCCCATAAACTTTTCACTCTTCTGTCTCTTCAGTTGCTTCAACTGTAGCTGTTGGTCTTGTTGGTGGAGTTAGTAGCTGTTCTTGCATCTCCTCGTCCACGTAAACATTAGACGTATCAGCCTTTTTTAAAGTCTCAGGCTTAACACAGCAAGCACCTTCAAGACCTAACTCCATTCTTTGATTGTTGGTGAGGTAAGGCATAGTCCTTTTTTAACTTTCTCTATTCTGACGTAACTATGGCTAGATACAACAAAACCCCCTAACGGCGCGATTGGTTAGGAGGTTTTATCTAGCCCTAGCTGACCACGACCAAGCAGCAAGCATCGTAGGGATAACTTCAGTTTAACTCACTAAATCTTCTTTCTCTAGCTCATCAGCTTTAGCTGAAAGTCCTGTATATAAACCATGTAAAGGATGGGAATGTAAATGCCTTCCATCTAAGACATACCATCTCTCCATATTCAACATCCTCTGCCGATCTTCTTCTAACCATTCTCTTTGATACATTACTTCTTACCCTTCTTTGGTGGTCTTCCTACTTTCGACCCATAGCTCCCCTTACCTTTTGGCATAACTATTAATTCATAAGACCACTACACAATAATCAATTACATCTATTTTTACTTAAATTATTCTCCACCCTCGTAGATATTTAATTAAAAAAAAGTCAGTTGATTTGCAATTGGTGGTAGACAGGCTTCGTCTCCATACTGACTAGCAAAAGCTAAGGCTACTCCCTCATAAGTTAATGATCTCTTTTTCCAGCGATCAGGCCCAGGGGGCATCATGTGTATCTTTTGTTCCCTTCCTTCAACAATATTTGTAGGTCTTAATTTAGGCAAATTCTTTAACCATAGACACGTTGATTTACATTCCCCATGACCATGCTCCCAAGGTTGAATAATACAATCTGGTTGTCTAATAGCTGAACTAATAACACTTATAGGATTCTCTATACACCATCTATCAATAGGTGCGTCCATTAATAATCGAACAAAATCAAGAGATTCTTTTTGCTCTTTCTCTTTACGCCAAAAATGCCTACTACCACTTACAGCTAAGTGCTGACAACTGGGGTGGGCAATCATTAAATCCCATCCATCTCCCAAAATATCTCTCACATCTCCTTTGTAATGATTACCAGCTATCTCAGTCTCCAATAAATCACAAGACCATACCTCATGCCCTTTATCTAATTTCTCAAATGCTGTCCTTGTCCTTCCACTAAATTCACAAGCTACCAATATCTTCATTTATATCCCCTCCTTCTCTCATCTTCCTCCCTCCTCTTCCTCAAATATTCTCTAAACCCTTCTCTATCTGTCCTTAACCCATCCACTAATCCATACTTCGCCCTATAACTTCTCATGTAACTTCCATACGCTGCTCTCTCACTCCTAGTAAAATCTCTAGCTAACTCCCCTCCACTTGGATCTCTCTCAATTCCTACCCTATCCTTCATCTTCTTCATCAAATACGTTTCCTTTCTCTTACTCATAACATTGATTTGCTTGGTCGTCTAATTAACTTACACCCACGCAGAACTAACACAACCCCTCAAACTATTTCAAAACGTAAACTCGGAACATTGACTTTCATTCCAAACGCCCATATAAACAGACGGCAGGGTTTTTAACGAAACGCACCGATACTCCCTTACCCCTTACCTCGATATATAACCGCCTAGACTCGCTTTTACCAGTGATCGCGGGGCTTTCCTTTTTGTTGCTCGCGATTAAGTAGGCTTCGTCGTCTCGCCTTTACCCAATTTCCCCCATTACCCCTATCGGATCGCCATTAAAAATTCGATCAACTGCAAAAAATTCCTTTTATTTATACTTCGATGGGGTAGGGGGTAGTGAGGGACTGGGCCGGCTGCGAATAATAAATTCGCGGCAGCTCTTCACCCTGGTCTTATTGCTGGCTCAGCTCCAAAGGAGACCGGCAGGCATACGAACAAGTGAGAGCCCGCCGCGGTTAGCTGAAAGGCAATGAATACAACAGAGTGTTAAGCTTTAAAGGTAAAGTCTACAGGGCCGAAGAGTAATGACTATTGTTCAGGAGTGCTAAGGCACAACCACGACCAAAAGAAACTTGAAAACATGCGTCAATTCTTTTTCCACCATGACGGCAGTCATGGATGGTTGCAAGTCCCTCAACGTCTTTTATCTGAACTAGGCATTGAACATTTTATTTCAAGGTTTAGCTATGTAAAAGATGACCAGGTTTGGCTAGAGCAAGACATGGATGCAAGCCTATTCATTGCGGCATGGAAAGCAGAGAAGGGGAGCCAACCTGATTGGTTTGATTTCTTTGAGAAGGGAGAGTCAAGGATAAGAAGCTTTGACCGATACCCAGCCCGAGCAGATAGGTCTTTCAAACAAGTCATGCAAAAGATAGGCGAGCTGAATAAAGGACTTTAGAACTCATCATGGAGCCCTAAGGGGTTCCACGCTGGGTTCTCCAGCATTACCACGACCAAAAGGTATTTATTTATGTCTACTGTGAAAGTTAGACCGGCAGCATTAGGACACGGGAAAAGATTTAATGCTTATTTCGCTTGCCTTGCTGCATACAATCAAGGCGACTTACATGGCTCCTGGGTTGACCTTGAGAAGTGCGAGAGTGTCGAAGATATTCAAGAATGCATTGATCATATTATTTCTCATTCACCGGCTCTAGGAGCTGAAGAATGGGCAATGCATGATTATGAGGGTTTGTCTGGCAGTTGTTTAGTTGGTACTGAGTGGCCTGATCTTCAGCATTTAGTGGACTATGTAAAAGTAGTTAAAGAGCTGAGCGATTCTGATCTAAAAGCCTACAAATATTTTTGTAAGCATTGTTGGACAGAGAAAGAACCTCCAACTGAGGAACAATTTAGAGATAAATACCACGGCATTTGGGACAGTGAGGCCGATTTTACAGAGAACTACTATGACGACCAAACCCTAGAAGAAGATAAGGGGCCTTTATGGTCTTATATCGACTGGGATCAAGTTTGGCATGGAGAGTTTTGGTGCAATAGTTGGTCGGCTGAATACATCCCTGATGAAGGTTATGCGATCTTTTCATCTTGACGGCATCCTGGAGCCCTTCGGGGTTCCATGATGCTCTCATTAGAGAGTATCTATTTAAACCCACGACCTTTAGGAGTTTTTTATCATGCCTCAAATTGATTTTGTTTTTGGCGACAGTTCAAAGACAGTTGATTTAAAAGACGTTAATTCAGTTGATGATGTCAAATCAAATATGACTGAAGTCGTTATGGATGAAAGAGAAAGGCTTGCTATCGAAGCAGAGCAAGACCATGAAAAAAATAACTGAATACAGCACCGAAACAGATGATGCTCTTGGGCTTTTACAGGCTCAGGAGCAAGTCATCTTTAATCAATGCCAGGAAATACGGGTGCTAGCTGGCATTTCTTTTTTACTGTTCACTTTTCTATTACTTAAATGAAAAAATTAATTATTGAGCTACCAGATAAAGATCACAGCATCCTTGAAAGAATCGCCAGAGATCAAAAAAGGAGGCTAAATGATCTTTCTTGTCTACTACTAGCTAGAGGTTTAGAATCTTTTTTCTGTGAAACATCTGTAAGTATCAAAAAAACTCCAGATGAATACACCAAAGAAGAGACTGAACAGATCGCTAAAAATGCAGAGCTAGAAAAAACTGAAGGATGGATACAAATCCCCTGGGAGAAACAACAGGAGATGGGCTGGAAATGTGTAACCGAATGGATCACTAACCACAAACATGTAAATGGAAAATGGGTTGACCCACTTGTTGAACCTTTAGCCGAAAGAATAGAAAATTACGCTATTGATGGAGCTAAAGATGCCTAAAGAAAAAAAAGTAATCTCTTTTCCTGATCTAAGTCGATCCATAACTGATGGTATCGTTAGTGATCTTGAATTTTTATTTGAAGCTTCTGAAAAAGTTCGAGCAGAGAATAGAAAGGATGCTCTCCAAAAACTTCTAGAATCTCAACCAGAGTTACGGGAAAAAGTTCTTAATTCCATTTGGTATCAAGAAATAGAAAAGGTAATGAGTGCCGTCAATATGCTCGAATTTAAGCAAGGATTTATTCTTCGAGCTTTGGAGTTTGAAACTAATTTTATCGAGGAAAATTAATGGCTAAACAGTACAACTCAGAGATCGAAAAGGAGCTGCATTTGCTGAGGTTATCCAACGAACGGATAGAAAAAAAAATGGACGAATGTATTGGAGTCTTTAATTGTTTAACAGCAAAATTAAAACTCTATGACGTACCAAGGATCAATGGAGGTAAAAAGAGTGGAAAAAAAGGATCTACCTAAAGCATTAGTAGGTCACACATTATTAGTTACAGGGGGCGTGGTAATCGTCCCCGCTTTTATTTATTGTGTGATGTTTCTAATTGAACCATTTGTCGTTTTTGGACTTGGAGCTTATTTGATATGGCTATGCCTAAAGAAAAAACCTTAACTGCTTTCTCTCAGCTATTAAAGACGCTGAGATATAACAGCAAAAGATATACCAACAAACCCTCGGCTCTCCAGGTCGAGGTTTTATTACACGTTGCTGTAAAGCCACGCACTTATGAAGAGCTGGCAAATCTAACCAATACAACTAATGGGCCGATCTCTAGAGCCGTGGCAAGCATGACTCCAAGGATTGAGAATGAAAAGCTGGTTAGACCTGATACACATCTTCTTGATAGAAGAATTAAACCTTCATCACGAACTTATTTAGTCTCTTTATCCAAAGCTGGAGAAGAGCTGATGAAGCAAGTTGGTTTATTCAGCTCTACGGGGGCGTAACAAATGATACTTTTACCTAGAAAAACTATACAAGCTATATGTACACGCTAGGCGGGAGTACTTCTTCCCTGTAAGATTGGATTTCGTTTCATGTTCATGTGTCGCATGAGCCCCACTAAGACCAGCATTGCCCTTATATTGAGCGTGATTCTCCCACTTCGTACTGGAGAGATTCATCTTGCTATTTACCAGCACCCCGTTCAAGATCCTAAAAGGATACGAATTGAGGGAACTGTGAGTCGCAAGAGATCACCTCCAACTGAAAAATGGATTTATCTAAACTCGCTACAGCTCTTGAAGCATTGGGCTCTCTTGCCCCAGGTAATTTTCCAGTGCATCACGCACAGGTTCTTTTATTCATTGCGGAAAGAGGGAGTTGCACGTATCGAGATATAGAAGAAAGGTTTGATGTAACAAATGCGTCAGCCTCAAGAATTGTCCACACCCTCAGTGAAACTGTTCGCCATAGAGAGACTTGTTTAGGGCTCTGTGAGATCTACATAGACCCAGAAGAAGGAAGAAGATACAGAGTTAGACTCTCTAAAAAAGGCAAAGCAAAGATCAGATCGCTAGAGGGGATATAACCAAACCCACGACCAATGGCCTACACAATTAAGCAAGCATTTAAAGATGCGTGGAAATACCAATGGGAACCACAATCAGGTAATAGAACAACAAGAATTTACGCTTTAGAAGCAGTTAATTATTTCGGCCCTAATACTCCAGTGGAAGATATTGATGCTGGAAGATTTATGGACTACAGGTTTTACTTAGAGCAAGAAAAAGATAATCTGCCTGCAACGATTAATAACAAGACAAGCAAATTAAAAGTATTTCAGGAAATGGCTATTGTGCATGGGAGAGTAAAAAATCTTCCACGTTTTCCAAGAAACTTACCTTTAAGAAATAAGAAAAATATTATTTGGGAACAAAATGAAATTGATTTATGTACTGAATATTTAAGAAGGATTAATAGAAAAGATGCAGCAAGACAATTGATTTTTTTATGTGAAATGGGATGTAGACCAATTGAAATGAGAAGACAAACAAAGGCTGACTACAATTTAAAAAAAGGTTTAGTTACATTTTTCAAGGAAAACAACGATAACAAAACTGGGAACAGGACACTTCCTTTGACTCCGAAAGCAGCGGTAGCAGCAGCGGAGCAAATTTTAAGCATGAAAAGGCCAGAAGATGATGAAAACGAATTTTCTTTAGATCAATGGACTGAAAAAGTTTGGCCTTTGTCAGATAGTGAGCTGCATCATGTAGTGCGACGAGCATTAGAAGCATGTAGCATTCCTAAAAGTTTTATTATCAAAGCAACAAGACATACATGCGGAACAGCTTTAGGCAGAAAAGGCTGTACTGAGCTGGAGATTGCTAACTGGTTAGGTCATAGCAGCCCTCAATCTTGCAGAAGATATGTCCACATGGACGGCAAGGTTCATACGAATGCTTACAATGCTCTTGTGGGGGTCTAGCAATCTGGTGAATGCACTGAACTCATAATTCAGCTAAGGCGAGTTCGATCCTCGCGACCCCCATTACAACTTTTGTTTAAGAACGTTCGCAGCATTCGCACCTTGAAAAGACATATTTTTTCTACCTTAAAAACGATCAACAAAAAATGCCCAGATCCATTGGTATCATTGAGCTGGCTGCGAACTCATAACTCGCATAAGCATCATCTTAGACCCCGTAGAGCAAGTCGTACACAGCCTTTCAGGGCAATAAAAGCTGGCATTACGAGAGCGTTGCGAATAACGTGGTCGTAAACACCCGTTTTTCTGAGTTGCAAGATATACAGACGCTTGAACAAGAGCAATTAGCACGACAATTTCGTGCAGAAAAAAGAGCTGAAGAAACACATAAAAGTAATGAAAGAAAACTTAAACAGATAGGAAAAGAGAGCGCATTAATTTATGGCAGAAAATTATATGGATTATTAGTTGATGATTTAAGCAGTCGATTAAATAAAACTTTTCTTGAGTTTGTAGAGAATCCAGACAAAGCAAGATTTCATGGAGCTGCAATTCCTTTCTTTGATCCTTTTAAATCTCCAGAGCATGTTGCAACCATCGCCCTGATCTCGACCCTTGATCAATTAAGTAGAAGGCAAAGGATCGCCACTTTCTGTCAAGGGCTAGGAGCTGCGGTTGAAAAAGAGATCCGATTAATGAGGCTGGCAGATAAAAGTCCCGTGGAGCTGCGGCACTTAATGAAGCAAGGCTTGAGCCGCAACAAGATCAGCACAATGGAAATAATGCGGAAGATGGGTTGCCCTGTTCTTCCTTTTAATGATTTAAGTCGTCTTCATATTGGTCAGTTCCTTTTAGATCACCTGATTCATACAGGGTTAATCAAAGTAATTACGAGAAAAATTGGTCGAACTACTCCCAAATTTGTAATTCCTACTGATCACGCTGAGAAAGTTATCAAGAGCTGCCCACCTTCTACTTATAAAGTTGCTTACTCAGCATTGGTTTCTATTCCTCACCCTTGGCCTGGACTATATGGAGGAGGCAGACCAGGCAACGAAGAATGTTTTGTCAGAGTCCCAATTCACGACGCTGAAGAAAAAGACACCACAGCAATAGAGCATTACAGAAAAGCAGACTTAACAAAAACATTTGTAGCGACAAACCACCTCCAAGCGACTCCACTTCACGTTAAGCGGGACATAATCGAATGCCAAAGAAATACATGGGAGAAC